ACCGGCTTGATGTTGGCCACGCGCCATGCGGCCTGTTCGCCGTTCAGCGGGCCGGCATAGTCGGGGTGGCGAAAATCATCCTTGGTGATCTTGGCCGGCGGCTTGGGCGCCTCGGCGGCCTTGGCGGCAGCTTCTGCTTCCGCGGCAGCTGCGGCGCTGGCCGCATCGTCGCCGGCTGCATTGCCGCCCTCTTCCGCGGCATCCAGCGCGGCCAGCTGCTTGTCGATCGCCGCCTGCAGCGTGGTGCGTGGCGCGGTGCTGGCAGCCTCCTGCGCGGCCAGCTCGATCAGCGATGCACGATCCAGCGTGGCCAGCTGCTCGGTGATGTTCGGCACCGACTGTTGCTGCAGATTGGTAATTGCTGCCTTGTCCATCACATGATCCGCCCCGTGAGGTCTGATGCCCGATGTAGGCTGCATCAAACCGTTGCACGGGGCGGCGCATCAAGGCCGGCTGCGCCGCTGGTGAGGGACGCGACTATCGTGACCCGACCGCGCCGAAAAAATAAATCACTTTTTTTTGAGGAAGTGCTTGACGCGTGCATATGCACGCGTTATAGTTACTCCACGGTCACCGCAACGGTGACCACCTGCCCGCCGGGGTCTACAGGCGGAGGAGAGCATCATGAGCAAGCTGACCACCAAAGAGCTGAAGGCAAATGGCTATATCTGCCACCAAGTAAGCAATCACTTCGGCGCGCATTACGCCATCTTCCGGGCTGGCTCAAGAATCACTGCCGGTGCCTGCACGCCGCAGACAGCCAGATTCGCCTGGGATGATCTCCGCAGCGATATCGAGACTGGCCGCATCGAAGATCCCACACAAGTCCCGGCCAGCGACTGCACGATCGACTGATCACATGAGGCCCCGCACGCCGGGGCCTCACCTCACCCATAGGATGTCCACATGAGCATCTGGATTTACAGCCACGGCACCAAGCTTAATTCCGCCGAGCAGGAAGCGGGGCGAGCCGCTGCGCTGGCAGTGTTTGCAAATCATAAAGCCGATCCCGTGCAGTGCCGTGACGATGATCTGACGGTCGACGGTTGCGCCGTCGAGGATCAATGTGCCAAGTTGATCGGTCAGGCCTTCTGGCGCGAGGCAGAGCAAGCCGCCATCGCGGCAGCGACGAAAGGTTGGGCGCGCGTCCCTGACGATCTGTCGTTGGGGCTTGCGTGATTACCTCATACCTGCACCACGTCACCCTCACGACCGGCCACTCGCGCCGGTCGTACCGGTCCGAATGCAACGACCGGTTGCTGGCCCAGCTGGCGCCGATCGTTGCTGAGTGTGAGCGCGATGGCGTGGCCGAGCTGCCCTCGCCCACTGGACTCATGCACCTCACACGCATCGCCGATAGCGACCGGCCCAGCCGCCACGTCGCCATCTGGGCCATCAGCGAGCCGCAGGGGCCAGCCCTGGTCACCATCGCGATGGCCATGACGGACCGCGCAGGCGCGGGTGTATGGCGTGGCCTGCATGCAGGCCACGGCGAGCCCACCGCGCTGGCCAGCGACCCCACCACCGCACCACCGGCGCCGTGGCTCGCGGTGATCCTGCATGTACCAGCCATGATCCCAAATCCTCACCCTGCGATCGAATGGCTAGGCGATGCCGAGCGGTGCATTGCCTGGGCGTGGATCGACTCGCAGTATCGGTCCGTGGATACCCGGTGACCGCTCGCACCACCAAGCAACGCACTGCCACTGACCGCAGCCTCGCGCGCAACCGTCGTGCCGGCAAAGTGCTGGCGCCCGTGGCGCTCGATGACGCCGACGCAAAGAAGCTCGCCAAGATACTGGCAGGGTCAGGCGAGACCGCCGCGGCATGGGTCCGCCGCATGATCCGTGAGCATGCGCCTGCGCGTTAGTCGATGTGCCCGTTGATCACGCAGAAGCATCCCGGATGCGAGTCGCGCACCGGCATGGGCCCACTGCCCACGGTATAGGGTCCCGCCTCGGCGATCTTGGTGCAGATCGGGCAGGCATCGGGCGCGAGAATCCAGTCGTATTGCGCAATGCCCATGCCGGCCAGGGCATCGGCGTTGCCCTGTGCGTGCGCCGCCGCCATTTCCGACTCGGCCAGGCGCTGGAAATCGTAATCGTGGCCGTCGAACTTCTTGCGCAGCTGCGCCGCCACTTCGCGCGGGTTGGTGCCGTTGTAGACGCCATCGGTCAGCGACTGCACGATGTCATCCTGATATACCCGCATCGTGGTTTTCTGCAGCGCCGCGCGCAGCCCGGTTTCCACGTTGGCGGCATGCAGCGCACGAGCGTGCGCGATGACCTGCGCGGCCTCGGCTTCGCGATCCACACCGGCGGCGTTCTCGATGCCGCGCGCCCAGATTTCCAGCGCCAGTTGCACGAGGGCCGCATCGGCCGACGTGCTACCAGCCACAAACTGCGCCTGCAGCTGCGTCAGCTGTTGCAGCTGGCTGCTGATGTCGAACGCGAACACGTCGCCTTGCGCCTTGGTCGCGGGCAGCTCCAGTGCCTGCAAGGTCTGGTTGGCCAGCATCTTCCACGCCGATTGTAATGCCGCGATGGCGGCGGTCTGGATGCGTGGCAGGTTGGGGTCGTCGATCGCCCAGGTTTCCTTGCCGGCACCCTTGGCATGGATGTGCTCGGGCTGCTTGTGCACGAGCGCCAGCAGCGCGGCGCGCACGATGGGGTCATCGAAGGTGCTGGCGGCAATCTCGTGTGCTGTCTTGCCGGGTGCGCGGGGCAGCGCGCCGGTACTTTGCGGGCCAATGGTCACCGGGTCGCCATCTTTTGCGGGTACGCCGGCATTGGACAGCATCAACTGCGTCTGCGCCTCCAGGAACATGGCCTGCGCACGCTTCAGCTCATCGCGCAGGTTGGGCAGGCGCTGCACCAACTGCCAGTCGCCAGGCTTCCATGTTTTGCCGCGGCCGCGCAGCCAGGTCGACACCAGCCGGTCGAGCGCGGGCACGCGGGACTCGAAACGGGTCTTGCTATCCTGCAGCATGATCTCGGCCTGGTTGTCGGCCAGCCCGGCAGGCGCGCGGCCCAGCTGCACGCCGAGCACCCAGGATGCCAGACCGGTCTTGGCGAGGATCTGCTCGAACATCTGCTGCGCGGGCATTTCGATGCTGAGCACCTTGCCCTGGCCGCCGATGATGTCGATCACGATATCGTCATCGGCGCCAACCGCGGTGACGAAATCCGCGCTGTTGCCCTGCCGTTTGGCGTTCAATGCAGCGCCGAAATCATCGGCGATTTTCTTGCGGCGGACTTCCAGTGGCGCTTCCTTCAGCGAGCGGTTCTTGGTCTTGTAGCTGACATGGAACGAAGGATCGCCGAAGCGATCCCACGCCTGCGAGGTGGCGTTATGCATGCGCAGCATGATCTGGGCGACAAATTCGATGCCGCGGAACAGGCTGACGCCGTAAGGCATGTCGTTTTCTGGGTTGAACACGCTGTAGACCAGCGTGGCCGGGTTGAGAAATTCGTACCCATGGCCTTGGATCAGGTTCACGTTGAGCTGGCGCGGGCTGTTGCGCAGCACGTTCTGCACGCTGTCGGTACCATCGCGCCGGCCCAAGGCATTAGGCATCGGCGGCAGGTACCAGCTTTCCATCACGCCGGTGTCGAGGTTGCGGTGAAACAACACGCCCTTGCTGTCCGCCACGCGCAGGCCGACCAGCTCACGCGCGCGGCGATCGAACACCATTTCACCCAGCGCGAAACCTTGCTCGTACTGCTCCTGCCCCATGCCGGTGTAGAACGCCTGCAGGCCGGCATTGAAATCGCCCACCGGGATCTGCGCGATCAGCTCGCGCTGGATCAGCTGCACCAACGCATCGTTGCCGCCCTCCACGTCGATGATGCCGTCGACCGTCACCAGCCGGTTGATCGCGCCGTCCAGGATGCCCAGCGATTCGCGTAGCGCCTCCAAAAACCACGGGTTCACCTCGCGCGGGATGAACATGCCGAGCGCTTGCTGCCACGGCCCCATGGCCATCTGCGCACGCACCAGCGCGCTCGAGCTTACGCGGTTCGATGTGCCCTTGTTGCCGGCGAACCAGGTGCGGGGATTGATGTTCATTCGCGGATCTCCGGCAACTCGACGGTCTGGCCGGCGAGTGCGTGTGTGCTATCGGGCAGGAATTGGATGCGGCCATCGCGGACATAGGAATGGCAGATGCTGCACGGCCAATCCCACGGCTCTTCGTCCGGGAATCGTTGCTGGAAGTCGCAGGCGCAGTCACCTGGCACGGGCGGGTTATTGCAATAGTGACCCCTGCGCACCAGCACGGATGGGCTGAGTGTCGGGTGCTCAAGATCACCATTGAACGTCCATGCATGGAGGCCCGTGAGATTCACGATATGCGGCTCACCGCAGCCCGGACAGTCAAAACGCAAGTGCCCGGGATTGGTCTTCGCTTTGCTCATGCTGCCCTCGCTTCCGCCCCGCAACTGAAAACATCGACCTCGCCACCCACGTCGTCATACAGCTTGCGCAGCATCTGCATGCGGCGGGCGTCGATGTCGTGGTCATCTTTCTTGGCGTAGATCGGCCATTTTGTGCCCTGTCGGGCGGTGTGGTTAGTCATGTGGTTGAGCACTTCCACGTCGTAGGCCAGCGCGTAGCCGTTGCCCTGCAGGCGCTGGCTGATGCATTGGGTGGCCCAGTGCTTGGCCGGCGCGCGCACGATGCTCTCGCCGCTGCCGTCGTCTTTCGCGGTGTCCACCAGCGGCTCGCCGTCTTCGCCCACGCAATCGACGGCGTTGGAAAACTGCAGGCCGGTCATCACCTCGTCGAAGCGCAGGTCGGCATAGGCTTCCATGGTCTGCAGATCCTTCACCACGACGGTGCCGGCGCTGCCAAGATCGACGCCCCAGTGCGGCAGGCCGCCGAACAGTTCCTGCAGGCAATAGATCAGCTCGCGCTG